TATCGCAACCAATACCTAGTATTTCATGTACTACAATATGGTGTGATAGTTCTTTGCCTGTGATGTTCATTATATCGTATCTCCTAATACTGATACGTATGGAGATAAACTAATTACAACGTCATTTTCATTTTCTGATTTAGCTAGCCAAGTATATACTAAATAGTTGCCAGCATCTTCTGACACAGAACTAAATACTCCAACTACCTGTATCTTACTAATTACTCTATTGCCAGTTCCTAAGTAAGTTAATGTTCTACATGGAGTAACAGAATGAACACTAATATGGAATTTAGTTTCGGATATACGCATTACATCAGCTGTAATAGTAATATCATCAATAGCTAATACACAGTTGTCGGAGTTCTTATATATCCGTGTTACTTCACCGATCTGACGCGTTGTTCGTGACCCAGCCATAATAGCTCCTAGATTTTGATTTTGAGCTTATTACCTTCTACAGTAACCTGCTTAGCTATTATACCATTACTTTGAATTGTGAGATTTGGATGATCTGTAACTGGAGTTGTTTCTATAATAATAGAATCTGGATCGATAGTTGGATCTAATGCTTTATTAAATTCAACTATAATCTCACTATATGTAACTGGTATTTGTATAGCATGATCTTCTGGAGTAGTAGAAACTACTCTCAATGGTATTGCAGTTGTATCACTTGCTGGAGATGTATATACTCTAGAGAGGATAGATGTTGAAGTAATAGATGGTACAACTTCTATAGATCCACTACCTGTTGTAAAAGGTACTGTAATATGGCCATCTATTAAGGTAGAACCATCTACTTCTAGAACATAAGTAAGATTAATAACATATTCTGTTAGGGCTGTCATAGGTTTAGTTGGTTTTAAACTAATAATAGTATTGCCACTAACACCTGAAACAGTAATATCTCCTTCTACTATACCTTTATATCCAGGTGATCTAAGAAAATCATCTAAATCTCCCTGGGAAATATTATCCGGATAATTAAGTATAGCTAATCCAGGACCAATATATTGATCTGTGTCAGGACCTTCTAGAAAGAATCCCTCTAGTAAACTAGATTCATCATAATTAGTACCACTTAATGTAATAGATACAGTAGATCCTAATGGAACACCAACATCGTCAGTCGCGGGGAATGTGTCTATTACAAGGTCTAAAAGATCAGACATTACAGCTCCTACTTAAGAACATTTACAGTAATTGTTGTCTCATCTGATTCTACGATTTCACCGATATTAGTAAGATATTGACGAATAGCATTTTTACCATGTACTGCATTATGTGACGACTTATCTTGTGCAGTACCTATATCTCCTCGTTTCATTATAGCAGAATTTGTGACCGAGAGAGTGTGTTTATTGATAATCTCTTCAAGAAATCCTACTACGCCTTTACGATTTCTAAAATCTCTTTCTACTTCTAGTAATCTCTTTACTTTACCAATTGTCATCTTAGTAGCATGTTCTTTAATGAATGGTATCTTCATAGAAAGAATTTTACGTAACTCAATAACTTCTTGTCTACTAGTATCAGGAATTGGTTTATCATTCTGTATAGTAGGAAGTGGTTTTGTTTCTTCTGTCTTAATAATTGGCTTTGGTGCCACCTTTTTTGGCGCTCGCTGAAGTAACTCCTTGGGATCATCTATAGATATATATCCCTGTCGATGATTGAAAAGGAACTGTTCTACTTCTTGATCTGTAAGACTCTTTACGTTTACATCTATTGGACCTGGTTCACTAAATGATAACATATAGCTACCAATAAAACAAAAGCTTTGTCTTTCGGCATTAAGGGTTACTTGCATATAATCTCCTTATAGTAGGTATGTATAGTATATACAAAAAAGAATGGGGAGCGAGGCTCCCCATTCAATTACCTATTGATTAGCTAGAAATTAGCCAAGAACATTAGCTGTAGGACTGATAGCAGCGATACTACCAGATACATCAATGTTTGCCTGAGCGGGAAGAACGATTTCGTTGGGTACAACGTGAATATTCTTCATAACTGCAACTGCCATACCCTCATTGAGAATAGCGATTGCATAACGCTCACGAAGCTTAATCTTCTTAATGTCAACCTTTGGATCATCAAATTCCTCGGTGAAAACATCTTCGTCTACGACTAGGACGCCGAGTTCTGAACTATCAAACATATAAATGTCTGTTAGCTTGCGAACTGGATCAAAAGGTACAAACGGACTAACAATAATGCGGAACGGTACACCAAAGTAATTTGGTAGTACAGGAGCGCTTGTTAGTGTTTGTGGATATGCAGTAAGAGGACTTGGAGTTAGACCAGCAGCGTTATCTCCTGGTGTAATCTGTTGTCCAGCTGACATACCTAGACCATTCTGGCTACTGTTATCCCATGGAGCACGTCCAGCAGGATTACCTGTATGAGTAGCAAAGAATGTTCCACCACCATTTTGTAGAGCAAATGCACGAAGGACTGGATCCTTTACGAACATAAGCCAGGTGAGTGGGTGCATAAGTAGTGTGTTTGGTGTAAAGCCAGATGTTAGAACCTGACCATAACAATCAAACATATCATCCATAGTTATAGAACCATTGCCACTACCAGCTAGGTTACGGCCTGTTGTTACACCCTTAACCGACTGAGTAGGACGTACGTTATCGAAAACGACGGTTCCCATACTACGAATATGATTGAAGATCTTCACTTCCTTATGACGAGCAAGGGCACGACCCGCATTGCGTAGCATGAGACCAATAACATCAAACTGCGAGTAACGTAGCATCTCTTCAGTTACCTTAACTGCAAGACCTACTTTACCGATGGTTGCTGTTACGGTCGCTCCACCGAACTGTGGGCTGCGTTCCGGGTATTCCATTCCTTCTGCGATATCAGCAGCTTGCATAGCTCCAATAGCTGGGAACGTAATACTCTGTCCATAAGAGTAGTTAACTCTTTGAAGTAGAGATGTTCCAACCAAGAGAGGTTCTGCCGCTTCCTTGACGATGTTGCTGATAACCTTCGGCATAAGGAGCGGAGCATTCGGGACAGATAGTGCATCGACTAGTTTGACTTTATTACCATCTTCTAGACGGCCATTATTTCGCCACAAATAGTCAAACTGCTTGGCGTCTTTAATTTCTAATGACATTACCGATGTTCCTCCTTATAGATTATCGAGATACTAGATTTACGCGTACAACTAGATTTGCAGCACCTGCATAGTGTACTTTGTCTGGTACGCCACCAGTAGCAGTACCTGGCATCTGATCCATTTGACCAGCGTAACCAGGAAGAGCACCGGCGCTATTTGTGTTCAAAGGAGCAGCGTAAGCTGTGCGTACACGGCCTAGAGCATCCTTATCTAGAACATTTTCTACTTCGAGAACTTGACCAACTACGTCTTGGAATGTATCCGAGCCGCCAGCTTTCGCGAAGTTTGAATTTGCATCACACTTAACAAAGTCACCAGGAACTAGATTCCCTACAGCAGAAGCGAATACGCTTACGGCTGAAGGAGCAGCAGCATAGTGACTATAAGTGATTCTATAAGCATCTGCACCACCGCCTGGATCAGAAGCTGCATATGCAGTAACTACTCCAGTAACGAGGTCGATGTGCCAATCACCAAGAGCTAGAACTTCAGCTACAGTTTGCTTCTGCACAACAAAGCGTACGGATGCATCTGTAAGTGTATAGTTAGCAAATGTAATAGGTGTTCTCATGGTATTAGTTGCTACTGGCTTATTAGCTACAGCAGTAAATACTACCTTATTACTCGCATAACTAGCTTGATCTAGATCCGCTGCAGTTGTAGTAGCAGGGACTAGAGGGAGTTCTAGTACGTAGTCGCAAAGAATAGCAATGCGATGTTGCATGTTGAAATTGTGTTGACGATATCCCGCTGGGGTAAAGCCATCATCAAATTCACCACCATCACCTGCCCACTGGAATACACCGTAACCGGTTACTCCAACAGGCTTACTAACCGCCATTACTACACCGGAACGACCCATGAATCCTGGGCTTCCATCTACGGTAGAAACAGCAAATGTTCCTACATCGCCTACTAGAAGAGCAGCACCAGTACGAACATCGATGGTTCCTGCTTCAACATCATTAGTTGTATATGTAACAGTAGCTCCAGAGAGTCCATACTGAGCAGGTACAATACGACCGTCGTTATCACATGCCACTAGCTTTCCGGGCATCATAACATACCAAATCTCGTAGTACTTGTCTCTGAACTGTACTGGTAGCCATGCCGCTGGTTTGAATTCACCATACGGACGTTGACCTTCCGATACTTCAACGACAGGAATCATATTTCCAACATGATCCCAAGTCTTGTGGTTCGGCTGGTACCTTCCTAGACTATCAAATGACATAAGTCACTTCCTCCTTGGAATTAATCTTTAGACTGGGGAAGCTTACCTTCTCTACGCATAGCATTGAGATAGGCTTCTGCGGCTGCCTCACCACGTGTAAATCTCAAGTACATATAGTGCTCTTCAATTTTCATCAGGTCTGCAACCGTCACCTGCTTAGAACTATCGGTAATAGCAATCGGGTTGACAACAGTTTCGGTAGGTTGTCTTGCCATACCATCTCCAAGCTTATCAGTAATTTTCTGAATGTCAACTTCTTTGAACATTCGTTCTACTTCTTGATCTAATACAGCATCAGAAAGATTAGTAAAGTCCTTCGTTTCTACTTTAGTCTCTTTAAGAGCCGTTAATAACTGCAAATGACTTTCCTTTGTCTTGCGCTTGTCTGTTTTCTCCTTAATAAGTGAATCCTGAATACTTTGCATATCTTCAAACAAGGCATTGTATTCTTCTTTTAGGGCTTTCACTTGTTCTCGCAATGTACCGATAGTCTCCTCATTTTTCATGATTTCGTCTAGTAGATCTTTTTCATTAGGAATAAAACCTACTTCAGACACTATAGCCATAACACTATCTTTACCAAGAGAGTTAGCCATTTTCTTAAACAAAGAAGTAAGTTGTTCAATCTCTTCCTTAGAAAGATCAACAGGCTTAGCATTTTCTGTTTCTAGATTAGCTAACATCTTTTTAAGTAGTGCTACTTGAGGATCAATAGGTTGAAGTAAACTATCTGTAACGGAGTCTTTTTCACTATCACATCCCATAGCCTTAGCTTTTCTAGCTACACAAGCAAGAATAGCACTCTTATCACCACCACCCTTATAACGTCCAATGAGACGACGAGCAGCAGTAACGTGAGCGCAGTCAGGAACAGGGAATGATTTTCCTGGTCCACAGAAGCTAGATTTTGGAAGTGACTTACGTTTTTCAGTAGAAAGTTTTGCGTCTTCAAGAGCTTTTTGTTCCATTACTAGAACTCCACTCTTTGCACACTCAACTACTTCATTCCATAGTGCACTATACAATGCTTCTGATTCTTCGTCAGAAATAACTTCTGTACCTAGAGCCTTAGTAATCAAACTATCTAGATCTAGAGTAGCAGGTTGTGCATTATCTTGTATGACAGGTTGTTCGGTAATTGTTTGATCTGTTACTACAGTTTGTGTTTCTACAGCAGGTGTTTCAGTTGCTGGAGCTTCCACTGCAGGAGCTTCAGGAGTCGTAACTGCATCCTGAATCTGGACATCGCCAGTTGGTTCCATTGTCTTATCCTCCATATACTGTGGAAACTCAAGACTTACTTCGTATGGACTAGACTTACTGTCATTTACCATAGATACACTGTCTTGTATTCCATTATAGTTTAATTGTATTACACGAGAATGTCTATCTGCTGGTACATTTACAAATGAATATTCATCGTATATTAAATTACCTGCAATGATAAAGCATTTAGCTCCATCATATACAGCTCCTGGTTTATGTTCACAAAAACCAGAATCTGTCCAATCAGTGCGACAAATAGAACATACAGCAGAATCTGTAGTAGCTCCTACTGATCCAGTAAGATAACGACCGTCTAGTAATTTTTGGATTGCTTCTGGATCTGAAATATTTGCGACTAACTGAATATGACCAAGACCTTCATACGACTCGTCTTCTAGTAAACTATCCTTGAATAGATAACTAGTAACATCTATCTGTTGAGCATATGGCATTGCGCCACTATTGAAGTCCTTAATCATAACATCGGTAATAGTTCCGATTACTTTACCTGCTTTATTCTTTACTTCAAGACCTTTATACTTATCAATAATAGATCCTGAAGTATCCATATAAGCTGCTTCTCTAATTCTACCTATTGGATCTTGGTGATCTTCATGATGAAGTAATACAGGTTTTTCAAAATCTTTAGTAAAAGATGTTGCGCCTTTCTTCATTCTATCAGGAAGATAGAACCCATGATTTCTAGTAATAATACCGGCATGGGTAGCAGCAATACGAATTAAAAGGCCATTAGCAGTTGTAGTAGTGGTAGAATTGTTCTGTACTGCGGGAACAGATCCTAAACCACTAATATGTGACTGTGTAGGAGGAGTCTGTTTGAAAGCACCTTCATAGTCGTCTTTTACTTTCTTTAGATTTGGATCTAAGAACTTAAATTCAATAGTATCGTATAGTTTAACAAAGTTACCTTTGGCCACAAAAAACTCCTATTAGTAGCTTATCACTAATTAGTATAATATCAAGTATTTACTTTTTTTCAACCTTTGTATTAGATATAAGTATACCACACCTACAATTTGCATGATGTGGAGCTATATCTTCTAGTGTAACATACTTTAATTCAATACTTAAGTTATGTTTACTATTGCATATCGCGCAATCATTTTCTGTTTGATGTTTATGAGAAACTGTATCATTTCCAGATAATTGTGCAGCAGTACACATTCCAAAGTTATAAGCTTTTCTTATCTCTACATCATCAACAAAAGTTGTTCTATAAGCTACAGATTCAAAGATACTTCTAACTAGATCTTGTACCTCTTTACTAGATATATCTGGAGATATATTTCTTCTCATAGAAGATATAATCTGATCAATAATTCTAGTTATATACTTATTAGCTCTTTCAGTAAAGAGTCTTCTAGCAAGAGATACTTTACTTGCAAATTCTATATCTTGAACAGAAGCATATTTAGAATAACCATTCCTATATGCTAGTAATTGATCCACTATCAAGGATTGTATTGTGGGCTGCATCTGTGTTCTAATCATACTAGCAATCCAATCAGTATTGATTTTACCTTTTTGAATGATATATGATAGAACATCGTTCTTTGTTGATTCAAAAGTTGCAACTAAAGTACTATCCTTGGTTTTCTTAACAACAGGCTTTGGCTTAGCTTTAGCAACTGCTACCTTAGCTTTAGTTTTTTCTTTTTCTAGCTCCATCTCATGATCTATTTGTTCTTCACTTGATTCTTCTAGATCACTTGTAGTAGTTGGAGTAGATGAACTAGCTGCAGATGCTTTAGCAGCAGGAGACCATGGTTCATCAATAGCTTGAATAAGAAATTGTGGCAGAGCAAATAACTTCCATCTCATTCTATTCCATTCAGGGAATTTATCTGGAGTATCTAGCCCATTCTCCACATCTTCTGCTGTTGGAATAATTACTGGTTCTCTACCTTGAGCAATACGTGCTTCATCAAGCGTGATCATGTCTTTAGCAAATTGATCAGCTACATGAGCTTCTTTCTTAATCTGAGCATCAATATCAATTTCTTTGAAATACAATCTAACTCTATTCTCTTCATTGAGAACATCATTACCAAAAGTAGATTCTAGTAGTAGTTCGTTAATGAGTTCATTATTAATAAATGCCATTAGTACTTGTTGGAAATCTTTTACTCCGTCTACTAGGTTACGGGACATATTATCTGCTGTTGCTCTATTAGCAGTATTTCCTTCACCTACATCAACGGCACTAATTCCTAGACCTGATAATACACGTTGTTTGAAATGAGTAAGATAACCTTCGGCTCGCATTGCGCGACCTTCAGCACCAATAGCTCTAATCTCATGCCTTTCTGGAGTAACAATACCACCCTCTGTAGGCATATACATAATTTCTCTACGTACTACATCGATCTCTCTTTCTCCTGTTTCTGTCATACCAGCAGGAGATTCTTTAGTACCTACAATGTATTGAAATAGTGGAAATAGGTGTTGATATACAAGTAGTTCAATATTCTCTTCAATTTTACGTAGAGCACGTATATCGTCTACTACTGGAACAAGTAAAGGAGTACCAAAGATAAATCCTTCTTTTCTGTCATAGTAAATATGAGTAACATCAGTTATAGGAAAGTCTTTATATCGGCCATCATTATATGTAAAATCACCAAAACCCCCACCATTCATTTTCTGTCTCCAAAGGACTATTTTCCCATTGTCGATCTGAAAAGTCATGGATTCGGCAGGGGCAATAAAATAACCTGCAACTGGTTGTAATTTACCTTTCTTTCCTATTTCTGTTCTAACTTGTCCACCAGATGCTTTCTCATTACGTACCTTGATGATAAACGCATTAGACTTACGAATTAACTCAGAACCTAAAGCTCGTAGAAATATTTCAGTAGGAGTACCGGTAGCTCGTTCTATTTGTGCAAATCTTGCCTTGATATAACGTACAGTTCTTGGATTTGCGCCAGTAAATCCCCAACCTTCTTTAAACATTAGGGCTACTTTTTTATTAAACGCTTGTCTTGCATAACTATCAGTATCTTCAATACGACCTATTTCTGCTAAATCATATTCTGCTGTAGTAAACGAACCTCTACCCTTAGTACGCTCTTCGTGATAAGTAAGTACAGGATTAGATACTTTTGGTATCAATGCAGGTTTTTTAGTATCTGGCATAGGAGTAGCTGTAGATACTTCTGGCACTTCATCATTTACAATATTTGGGACTGGAGTAGATCTACTCTTTCCTTCCCAGGTGAAATTTATTCCTAAGATTTTCAAGGTTAACCTCTACTAACTAAGTTCTTGTATCCACTGATTAACTCTTTCTGCATCTGCAACAGAATTCTTTAGTTTACAGTTTATTTTAACTACCGTAGGAGCCTGGATTGAATCAGCTAATCTTGCTAAGTCTGCATCTAAAACAGGATCTCCTGTTGATTGTAGCAAAGATTTTAATCTTTTTCCAGATCTCTTCTGTGGTGTATTATCAAATGCAGATGAAGCTTTAATATTCTCTGGTAATACTATTGCACCACTAGGAACTACGTTCTTTAGTAATTTATCATAAGTACTACCATATGATGGTCCTGGTTTACCAACTGCAGGACTATTTGTAGTATATGATGTTGGTTCTGTAAAAGAAGTAGAACTACCATCAAAATTAGGATCTTGTTCCTTATTACTACCATTTACCATATCAGAAGGAGACATACCAAATTCTGGAATAGTAGAAGTAGGATCTGTTAAAGAGGTATATGGTTGAGTATCTTCCATCCCTTCTTTTTGTGGAACCTTACGATTTCTATATCTTCGCCGACCTGTTCGAGGATCAATATCTGGAGAAGGTGGATATATTTGATCGTTTGGAGGTGTAGCATTAGCCATATTTTCCAAAGCATCCATTAGATCTTCATCGCTACCAGTTATTGTCTTACTACCATCACTATTAGTGGTAATAGCTAAACTATTTGTAGATGTACCCATTGCAGACAATACATCATCTTCGTTACATTCTTTACCCTTCATGGCATCTACCATTGTAGATACAATGGCTAACAATTGGAGAAGTTGTAGTTTTTGCATTAATAGTCCGCCAAAACTAGTAGCAATACCAATAAATTCTCCTTCTAGTTTGCGCAATTCATCCGTAATTTCTGTAAATAGAGCATAAATCATCTCTACTGCATCACGAAGAAACTTTTCTAGTAATGCCATAATACTATTAATTGTATTGGTAATACCAGCAACAGATTCTCCCATCTTCTGCATATATGTCTTGCTATCCATATTCTTGACAGCACTTTCATATCTTTTTTGTGCAGCTTCTTCTTGTTCTTTATGTCTTTGTAGAGCAACTGCATCCGTTGTATTAACTGATGCTGCTTGTTGGTGTACAGATTCTAGTTCCTTAGCAGCATTATTGAGTTCTTCTTGATCAGCAGCTCTCATAGATTTGTAAGCGTTATATGTTAATGACGGTCTTGTACCTGTATGTGTTTCAACTGCAACAGTTTCAATACCAGGAGAAATACCATCTGACTTATACTTATTTACTGTAGGATAGGGCACGTTAACGTCTTCGCCTCTTGGACCTTCACGTCTCATCCCTGGAACATTCTTAATGCCTATTTCTGTATTAGCTATCTGCCGAAACATTAACTGAAAATCTAGTTTACGTAACATAGCTTGTATGGATTCTAGAATACATTTAATTGGAGCAACAATAAGATCTATATACTTCATAAATGTATTTACTACAGCATCCAAGAATGGTTTTAGTATTAATCCTACTAGTCCTAGAATTAAAGAAATCATGCCAAAGTTAAAGTCAAATGATAGTTTACTAAGAAATGCAGCTAGTAATGCACCAATTCTTAGTAGATCTGGTATACATACGAAGTCATTAAGCCATTTAATTAGAGAACAAAGATCCATAAACTGTTCTTTGTCGCTCCAATCAAATAACTTCATTATGTCTTCTAGAATCTTTTTAAGTCCATCTAGGAACTGCTTTCTCATCTTTTCCCAGTCAATCTTAATATCTTTGGCTTCTAACTCAAGTATAAGATTAACTCTATGACCACAGGGAATACATTCACTATTAAGTATTGCACCAGCTACTTTATTAGCTGTCTTACTCTTGAACTTAAGACGTTCCTTTCCACTTGCTTTAGTTGGTTGCTTAAAGGATTGCTGTGTTAAATGATCTTTTGTAGCTTCTAGGCCGTCGTATAAGTTACTCATATTTTACCCTGATTATCTCTCTTGATTTGATATTCAGTTGAAGTAATAGATGGTGTATCATTATCTGCGTTAGACATATCATCTAAATTGAATCCATCTTCTTCTCCAGAGAAGTTTGTAGTTTGCATTAGATATAGATCATTATCTACTCCATCAGCTATAGATCTAGAATGAACTCTAACATTTTGTAGTAGTACAGTTAACATACCAAATACAGATCCAGGATCAGTAGAATATGAAGCACCTCTTTCAAAGGCTTTCGTAATAATGAAATCATCCATCATACGAGTATCTTCATATGGTTGTTTTACTTTAACTTCACTGGTATCTGTTTCTTGTATCTTAGTAGTCATATTACTTTCCACCTAACGAGACGGGTATTTGAGGTAATGGTGGGAAATCAGGTGTCTCTGTAATGATCCACAGTCCAGGAATTGCAAAGTCGAATCCTGGATCACATAAGTTCTTAGGTATTGCTGAACCAACTACTGGTAAGTTCTTAAGTTTCTTATAGATAAATAACTTCCATAGTAAATTAATCAAAATACATAGTAGATTAATATGAAACTCAGGAACTTTAATAGGAGGAACAATTTGTAGATTATTATCTAGTTCTGGTCTTAAACTACCTTGACTAGCGTCCTTATCATTATATCCACCTATTGATGGTTTAGTCTTAGTACTTCTTCTAGGAACATTCTTATTTTGACTTGGTACTCCACCATCTCCATCTACTGGTTTCTTGTTGTCTACGATATGACTATTACCAACATTTTGTCCACCAGATATACCACCTATACCACCAGCTATACCAAGAGCTGCTAATTCTGCTGCTGATAAGTTATCTAATTCGCCAGCTCCTACTGTTAGTGGTAAAGATGAATCTTCACCTTCATTACCAAGTAGTCCTGATATCTGAGTAAGAGGATCTACTTTTTGTGGTGATACTGTACCTATAGGAGTTGTATCTGGAGATAATATTTCTCCAGCACGTGAATCTGTACTATCTAGTAGAGATTGAACTGCAGTAGCTCTTTGTTGTTCTATAACTTCAGGCGTCATAGCTACTTGAGATCCTATCTTTTTACCCATTTCTCGAATATCATCTTTTGCTCTTCGATATTGATCGTATGTGATAAAATTAGGATCTTCGCCAGGAAATCTACGTTGCATAGACTGAATCACAGCCGCGTCTATATTAGGATCTAGTTTGATAACTAAATTCTTTGCTCTTTTATCAGCTTTTGCTTGAAGAGCAGTAGCTAACTTATCTATAGCGTCAGCGTAATTTCTAAGTCCAACCTTTCTATCGATAATATCCGCAAGGGAAGGCTCCTCTTTTGTAATAGGAGTAATATCTCCTGCTTCTGGTGGAGGTTCTACATATTCGATTACTGGTTGAAATGATAGAATATCTCTATCATTAGATTTAATTTCTTGACTCATTAAAACGGATTTTCCAATGCTTCTACTCTAATAGTAACATTTTGATATGTACTTATCTCAGAACCACGAGGTACTTCTACTCTTACATAGAAAGGTAGATATGTATATGTTTCTCCGTCTTCGGTATCTGGATCACCAATATCAGCCATAGTAATAGGGTCACCATAGTCAACATCATCCCAAGCATCTTCAGTAGGTAATGTATCGCCGGCTATTAATTTCCATCCAAAACCATTAGTGCCATCTACTAGATTAGGTATATCTAGAGATACTGGAGTAATAGTAATATCTGTGAATGACGTTTCATCATTACTATTTCTTAACCAATACTTAAATATTTTTGTTGTACCAGTAGTACCATTAAAACTCATCCTAATAGGATTTGTAAATGTACCATCTATACTAAATATAGAAGATGGATTTGGTGATGAGTAAATACCTAAAGACATAAAAACCTCGTAAGTGTATTATATGTTACGTCGTCTTGGTCTGCCAACTCTATTAGGAGACATACCCATTCTATTTCTGGCATCTCCTTCAGCTTCTTCCCAAGATCGTGTTTGTGGAGGTGGTTGATCACTCAAAAATCCTGACCATCCCCATGGTTTAGATCTACCTAGTCCTACAGTATGTGCAGCAGGCAATGATCTACTAATTCCAATACTAGATTTATGTATTGCTGCTCGATTCATAGCAGGTCTACTTTCTTCTCTAGCTTCCTTAAATGTTTCTTGTTTACTTCTTGAATTAATACGTAGACCGTCATCTTGCATTGCTTCTGTAGCATCTCCAAAACCACCAGAGAATGCAAATCCAGTTTCATACTTAGGTTTACCCAATGGAGAAATTTCCATAACAAATGCTAATAATGAAAGCATTACAGCATCTAATGTATGATCACCAACAGCTTCTTCTAGGGGTTTATATACTGGAAGTCCAGTAGGAGTAACACGATCAATAATATAGTTACCTAGTTGTTTTTCTAGAACTTCATCATACATAGAGAAACAGAAATCACCAGCTTCAAAACGTCGTACAGTACTTTCTACTAGGAAAGGTTTTGCTGGTTTCTGTATAATCTGCTTTGTAAAGAGATCTCTAGTTTCAACCTTGCTTCCAAAGTCATATTTCTTAACAATATCCTTGAGTCTACTATCTGGATGCCTTGCTCCCTTAGATGGTTCTATCATAGCATCATATCCGTACTTACGTAGCAATTCCCATTGTGTGCCACCATGACCAGCATCTATATATATGGCTATTGGATTCCATATACGGTTTAGTTCTACAATTTTTGTCATAGCGGCTACTTGTGTCCATCCATCTCTAGATACAATATGACGATCTACAAGAATAAACTTTAATTGAGTAGGATCAAAGCCTATAATTGCTATTGTTGTTCCATTAGCAGTATCATTCCAGTCAACACCCATTGTATATGTCCATCCACTAGTAGGAGGAAGTTGACCATAACGATAGTCTTTCTTAGCTGATTGAATATAAGCATTTTGGAATACACCTTCTTCTTGTTCACCGAAGTCTGCTTCTATTTCATGTTTATAAGCAATACTAGTCATTGTTTCCTTATATGTAGCTGCAAGATCTGTAGACCATAGAGGATTTACATATGAAGGAAAGAAGAATTCCTTGAAACGATCTGACTGACAAGACTGATAGAATTTATCTCTACGTCCAGATGGAGTAGATGACATCCACAGTGTAGCTTGTGGGAAGTTAGTGATAATGCTCATCGCACTATCCATATCTTTACTAGATAGATAGTCAGCTTCGTCAAAGACTAGCATGTTAGCATGTTGTCCACGAACAGAGTCAGCATTACCACCTGATTTAGTTCCAGCAGTAAAACCTCGTATCTTAGAACTATTATGTAGTTCAATAGTATAGATAGGAGCTTTTACATCTCTTCTAACACTATTCTGTGTAATAGCTGAAGTAGAGATTAGTTGCTGTATGCGTGTAAAAATAACTTCTATTTGTGCTTGGAATGGTGTAATTACTATTACTTCAAATCCTTCATTCTCAGCTACATCAGGTTTAGTAAACATACAGAATAACATAGCAATAACCATAGTCTCTGTTTTACCTGCTTGTCTACCAATACGAAAGATTTTTCTCTTAGAAGTACATCGAAGCATTTGTGCTTGATATGGTCTATGATATCTAGATTTACCTAGAATAGATTCATTAGGATGTTCTCTTAACCAAGCATAATATTCTTGTGGATTTTTGCGTTTCCAAACTTCTCCATTGGGATCTAGACAATGCCAATCTAATGTCTTTGCTGCCCATTCAACGGGATCAAGCATTGAACGGGCCAAGTCTCGTTCTTCGGCTGGTAAAGCATGCATAATACTATCTGGTGCATAATCTTCAGGTATACCAGCACACCTGATATTAAACTTGCCACCAGCCTTTAAGGAATGTTTATTCTTATATCCTTTAATACATCCTATACAAGATTTATCGCATGTGTTTATATTAAAACTCATTATGCATTACCACTACCAAAACTAAATCCCATATTAGTACGAAGTCGTGTAAATCCCTTACTTACTCCACTTCGTCCCGCTCGCCAATCTTTACGTGCTTGACTAGTTACTCCACGTATAAATCCCATAGTTCTTTGTTGAAGACCAGAACCATAATTTCTAGACCAATTATAACCAGCTCCACCATAACGACCACCTAGCGCTCCCATCCCTGCTCCCATAGCCATTCCACCTAATACACTTGTATCATCACTAGCTGCTCCCCATGCTCCTCCAGCAGCCATTCCTCCAAGCATACCTCTACCAGTATTACTTGTAGCCATAGTACGTGCTATTCTACCTGATAACATTGCTGCTGATGCAGCAGAAGAAGTTGCTGGTCCTGAAGCTCCTTTGAGCCCCATTAATAATGATTTCCACATAATCAATAACTCCTTAAAAAATTAATCATTATAACACTTATCATCTGTATGTAGTATGATGCATTAACGCTTCATTACCCATAGTCATTCTACCATTAATATGTGTATTTTGTAATGCCTGTAATGAACGTTGTCTCATTGTAGCTCCTCCATAAGATTGAGTAGCTTGTAGAGATTGTGTATCTACCATTTCATTTTTACGTAAACTTCTTAGATTCTTTTGTGATGCTTGCAAGAACTTACTACCGCCATATACTGCTGCGGCACCTAAAGCAGCTATTGCTCCACCAGGAGTACCTAACATTCTTACAGCTTGATTAAACATCATCATGTCTGCACCAGAGCCTATAGCTCCTGTAATACCACCTTCTTTAAATCCGCTATATAAAGAAGTAACAGTTCCTACTACTCCA